GGTGCCGTGCCGGCTGGGAAGTATCACCGGCTGGCGTGCGCTCGGCATCTGAAGGACCGCTCGCGAGAAGGAACTGACGACTTTCCGTACAGCTATGACGCCGACAAGGCCGAGCGGTTCTTCCGGTTCGCAGAAAAACTGAAGCACTACCAGGGTGAATGGGCCGGCCAGTTCATCCACTTAGAACCGTGGGAGAAGTTCATTACCGGTAGCGTGATTGGGTGGGTCCACAGCGAGACTAGATTGCGGCGATTCAAGATGGCCTTTAACCAGATTCCACGCAAGAACGGCAAGACGCTCATCGCGGCGGTCGTGTTGCTGTATCTGGCGTTCTTTGACGGAGAACCTGGCGCGCAGGGATACGTCATCGCGACGAAGCGCGATCAAGCCAAGCTCGTGTTCAACGATGCCAAGAAGCTCGTCGAATCCAGCCACCTCAAAAACAAGATCAATGTCTTTGTCGGGAATCTGAACCGCGAAGACACGGCATCGAAGGTTGAGCCACTGGGAGCCGATCACGATTCTACGGATGGTCTCAACCCGCATATCGTGGTTGGCGATGAGATTCATGCCATGAAGGATCGCGGTCTCATCGACGTGATGCGGACTGCGACTGGCGCTCGCCGGCAACCGTTGATTTACTTGATCACGACGTTCGGATTCGACGTGCTGTCTCCGTGGGGAGATTACAACGATTACTCGAACAAGATCCTTGAGGGCTCGCTTGTCGACGAGTCGCTATTTACGTTTACCGCACACGCAGATGTAGATGATGACTGGACGTTGCCGGACACGGCGAGGAAGGCGAACCCCAACTACGGCATTTCGGTAAACCCTGACGATCTCGCCGGCAAGGTCGTTGAAGCGAAGGGAATCCCCTCCGTCGCGGCTGCGTATAAACAGAAGCATCTGAACCTCCTCGTCAGCGGATCCAATCCCTGCCTCTCTGTCGACGGCTGGCGGAAAGGCCAGAGCGACTGGACCGAAGACGACATGCTCCATGAGTCGTGTTTCGTAGGGGTCGACCTCGCCTCCAAGATCGACCTGTGTTCGCTGTCGTTCCTGTTCCCACCTGGCGTGGGTCATCCGACGTGGCGGCTGATTCAGCGGATCTGGACGCCGGAAGACACGTTGCTCGATCGGGCGCATCGGGACCGTGCGCCGTATGCGACCTGGGTGGAGCAAGGTTGGCTGACGGCGCATCCTGGGACGTCCATCGACCATGAAGTCGTGCGGCAGGCCATCGTCGAGGCGCGGGAGAAGTTTGACATCCTCCAGATCGGGTTCGACCCGTGGCATGCCGACGCGACGATCAAGCACCTGATCAGTCTGGATGGGTTCGCGGAGACGTCCGTGCTGGCCGTGCCGCAGACCTTCGCCGGCCTGAGTTCGGCCTGTCTTCGGATGCAGGCGGATGTCTTGGCGGGCGAGGTGGACGCACGACGGTGTCCGGTGACGGCATGGGCCGTCTCGAACGTGGTCGACATGCGGGACGGGAAAGACAACATGCTCTTCATCAAGAAGAAGAGCCGGGGCCGGATCGATCCGGTAATGTCCGCGACCAACGCGATGGCTCTCGCCATCCGGCATATGGCGGAGGTGCCTGTGGGCGTCTCTGCGGAGTGGTTCTAGGATGAAACGACCATCGCGCCTCGCCCTGTTTCGTGACGCGGTTCGCGGGATCTGGCAAGGCCCGATCTACTCCAGCGATCCGAACCTCCGGGAGTTCTTCGGCTCCGCCGTGACGACGACCGGCGTATCGGTCACGGAAGCGACGGCGATGAACAATGCCGCCGTGTGGGCCGCGATCAACTGCATCTCCAGCGACATCGCCGCGCTGCCGTTGCACATGTATAAGCGGAACGTCGTCGACGGGGGGAAGGATCGGTTCGTTGCCAATCCGCTCTATCGGCTTGTGCATGACATGCCGAACCCCGAAGAGACCTCGATGACGTGGCGGCAGACGATGCAGGCGCATGTCCTGCTCTATGGGAATGGGTATTCCGAGATCGTCAGGGACGGATCCGGACGGCCCGTCCAACTCTGGCCGATCACCCCGGATCGTGTCACGCCGTATCGTCGTGGCACCGAGTCGGCCTTGGAATACCGGGTGATTAATCGGGACGGCTCCGACGATTTCATCCCCGCGTCGGACATGATCCACATCCACGGCATCGGGTGGGATGGCGTGCGGGGGTATGGCGTCATCGCGAAAGCGAGAGAATCCATCGGCCTCGGCATGGCGGCGGAACAGTTCGGCGCGGCGATGTATGGGAACGGCCTCGCGATCGGTGGCGTGATTTCCTTCCCCGGAGCGAAACCGCCAGAACTCAGCGAGAAGAACTATCTCGCCACGCTCAACAGCCAGCATCGCGGTGTCGACCGCGCTCACAAACTCCTCGCGCTGTACAACGGCGCGAAGTATGAGCGGATGAACATCCAGCCGGATCAGGCGCAGTTCCTTGAGACGCGCAAATTCCAGGTGGCCGAGATCGCTCGGTGGTTCAACCTGCCACCACATAAACTCGGGGATCTCTCCGGGTCGACCCATAGCAACATCGAACAGCAATCGATCGACTACTACACCAATTCCCTCCTCCCCTGGCTCAAGGCGTGGGAGCAGGAACTGTTCCTGAAACTCGTGCCAGCTTCGGAACGCAATATTCAGTTTTTTGAGCATGACGCCAAGGGGTTTCTGCGTGCCGATTCCCAGATGCGCTGGGAGGCGTTCTCGCGTCAGTTCATGGCGGGTGCGATTACGCCGAACGAGATGCGGGACAGCGAGAACCTGAACCCCGTCAAGGGCGGCGACTTGTCGTTCGTGCCCTTAAACCAGATTCCGGTGCATCAGGTCGAGGCGTGGTTTGCGGCCGACATCGAAGAGAAGCACGCCAAGGCCGAACAGGCGCGACGGCCGCCACCGACTCCCGTTGCGCCAACGGCAGCCAAGCCTGACAACGGACGCGAGATCGAACTGCTTACCGAATCGCGGGACACGGCTCGTCGCTGTGCCCAAGAGGCGGAAGACGCGAAGGACATTATCGCCTCTGAACTGGCCGGCGTGCGGGCCAACCTGACGCATCTGCAGGCGGAACGGGATGCGCTTGTCGCGGAACGCACGGCCACGGCAGCGGACCATCAGCGCCAGATCGAAGGGTTAAGCCTCGATGTCACCGTGGCCCAGCGAGACGCCGAGACCCACGCGACCACGGCCCAGCGTGAGATCGAGCGGCTGACGGCGCAGGCCACCTCACTCGGGACCGATCTCGGAAAGGCGACCGGCGATCTCGCAGAGGCCGTGCGGATAAACGCCGTGATCGAGGCGGACTACCAGCGCGTGTGCGGAGAGAAGGCCGACATCGACGACGCACGGATCGTGGCCGTCGCGCGAGCGGAGCAGGCTGAAGCGGCCATACAGACACGCTCCGAGGCGTATGACCGAGACATCTTGGCGATTCAGGATGAACGTCTCGCGGCCATCGTCGCGGCTGGTGCGGCTGAGGAACATGTGGTGGCCTTGGAGTCGGACGTCCAACGGATGACGGTCGATCTCGCTCACGCCGACGAGGTGAATCAGGCCACAGTAGCGGAACTACGTGGACAAATTGCCAGTCTGAGTCATGAACTCACCGCCACCACGGCGTCGTTGTTGGAGGCCAGAACAGCCATCGGCACACTGGAAGGGACACGCGACAGCCAGCGTGACCTCTTGACGACGTCTGATGATGCCATCGCGGGACAGACGGCGGTGCGGCAGCAACTCGAAGCGCGGCTCAGCGCCACGCAGCAGGCCATTCGAGGCACGCTGGTGGATGCGGCGAACCGGCTGATCGCCAAGGAAACGGAACGCGCCAGGAAGGCGCAAGGCTCGCCGGAGAAGCTCGGCGCGTGGGTCCACACGTTCTACCCGATCCATGAGGACTTCTGCCGTGTCGCCCTCAAGCCAGCCGTCAGGGCGATGCTGATCGCGCTCGGGTCGGATGCCTCCGTGGATCGCGTGCTCGATGGGGTCGTCCTCGCGCATGTCAGTGAGTCCTCACGACAGTTACAGGGCGTGCTGCAGGACGCGGACATCGAGAGCCTCGCGCCGGCCCTGGAACGGGTACTCAGGCGGTGGGAAGCGGAACGGGCAGACACGTTGGCTGATCGCATCATGAAAGAGGCTGCGTAATGGAATCCATCGAACGACGGGCTTTCGTGGAATGCCGTGTGGACGCGATCGACACACGTCGACTGCGCGGCTATGCGATCGTCTTCAACGCCAGAAGCCAGAACCTCGGCGGCTTCCAGGAAATCATCGCCCCAGAAGCGATCGATCGCACGTTTAAGGAAGCCCTTGACGTCCGTGCCTTGGTGAACCATGACTCCGCCAAGGTCATCGGACGGTTGCGGGCCGGCACGCTGCAGATGCAGAAGGATGCGACAGGTCTGCGCGTGACGATCGAGCCGGATCCGGACATCAGTTATGCGCGGGACATTTTCGGCGCGGTGCGGCGTGGGGATGTGTCGGGCATGTCCTTCGCCTTCCGCACGATCGAAGACGACTGGAACTACGACGACGAGGCGATGCCCTTACGCACGGTGCTCGATATGCGGGTCAGCGAAGTCAGCGTTGTGACGTTTCCGGCCTATACGCAGACGGACGTCCAAGTCGCCCAGCGGTCGATGCAGGAGTTCGCGGAGCAGCATCGGCGCGGCCTGTCGATTGACCTGGCGCGGAAACTCCATCAGACACGGCTGGCATGAAGACCTCGTCGTGGATGCCCAAGGACCGGAACGGTCCCAAGATTACGCAGAAGCTCCTGCATAACATCTGGCGGGCGCAACTCCTGTACGACAAGGGCGATTACGACGCCTGCGAACCCATCATTCGCACGCTGATGCGGCAGGGGATGACGAAAGCCCTGACGTATGACGCCCTCGGGAGCTGCCTGCAATATCAGGGCAGGATGGACGAGGCGGTTGCGTGTTTTCGCAAGGCGTTGAAGATGGACCCGGATTATGCGGAAGCCCGCAACCGGATCATCATGATCCTCGATGCGTTGCCGGAGACGACGCCGGAAGAGGCCGCGAGAGAACGGGCGATCTGGTGGGCGCGTCATGGGGCCGCCTCCTATGCCCGCCGTCGTCCTCCCCTCAGCGACCGCACGCCGGATCGTCCCTTGCGCGTCGGCTATGTCTCGGCGGATTTCCAATTCCATAGCGCGGCGACGGTGTTCCATCGTGTCGTCACGCAGCATAGCGAGGGGGTGCAGCCGTTTCTGTATTCCGCGACACTCCATCGCAAATGGGATCAGATCACGAACACGTATCGGGCGATGCCGGGATGGCGCGACATCGTGGACTGGCCAGATGCGCTGGTGGCGGATCGGATTCGCGACGACAAGATCGATATTTTGGTTGACCTCTCCAACTTCACCGCCGATAACCGGCTCGGCGTGTTCGCCTTCAAGCCGGCCCCTGTGCAACTCACCGGATTCGGTTATGCGTTGGCGACGGGCTTTCCCTGTTTCGATGGCGTGCTCACCGATCGGATCGTGACCCCACCTGGGACATCGGAAGGGGACGCGGCGGCGTATATCCCCTGTGTGATTTCCTACGAACGCCAGGTGAACGCGGATGGCACGGACGGCTATCCACCAGCCACACCCCTGCCGTGTCTCACGGAGCGTCCCACGTTTGGGGTGTGTCAACGGTCACTCAAGATCAACCCGCAAGGGATTCGGCTGTGGGCCGAGATCCTGAAGCGGTTGCCGGAAGCTCGTTTGCTGATGAAGAGCCACTATAGCGAGACGTTCCGGGCGTGGATGAAGGGACAGTTCGGGGCGCAGTGGAGCCAAGTGGAGATCCGAGGGATCACGAGCAGTTACGATCACAAAATGGTCTATCAAGAGATCGATCTGTGTCTCGATCCCTTCCCGCAGACGGCGGGCGTGAGTGCGTGTGACGCCATGTATCTCGGCGTGCCAGCGGTGACCCTGCTGGGACCGCGTGCGATTCAGCGCACGACGGCGTCACTCCTCAACAATGTCGGGCTCGAAGGATTCATTGCGGAGACCGAGGACGCCTATATCGACAAGGCCGTGGAGTGGGTGACGACCCGCAAGCAGGAACTGGCAGAGATTCGGCAGACCTTGCGTGAACGGTTTCTCGCATCTCCGGTCTGTGCGGGGTACGTCGACGCCGTGGAAGCGGCCTATCGGCAGTGCTGGCGGGACTATTGCGCCAAGCCCATGCCGCTCTCGGATGCGGCGTTCTTGCTGAAGGAGGCAGTCGCATGAGTCGTCCGAAGTTGTTCGATGGTCCGCCGATCAGCGTCAGACTCCCGGCGCGGCTCCAGGATGATTTGTGCCGGGAAGCCCTTCGGCGCGAGGTCGATCTGGCGCAGGTGATCCGCGAGCGGCTGAGTTTCGTATCTCAAAACTTGATCCAGGCCCAGACGGCCGCATACTAGCCTCAGCTACACACAGAGAGCGGTGGCTGCACCAGCGGTGTCTGGTGGACCCCACCGCGTATCCGAAGTGACCTGACGGTGATCGGGCGCTTCCACAACAACGAACTGACTCGTTTATCAGTTCGTGCGTGGAATGCCGCTTCGGTGCCATGTGTCACCAGCCGTTCCTTCGCACGACCACAGAAGGAACGCACATGCCCAGTATTGTCGACCTCCAGTTGAAGAAGGGTCAGCTCGCCAAAGATGCGGGCGAGATCATTTCGTCCGCTCACGCCGATGGCCGCGACGCCCTCCGCCAGGACGAAACGGACAAGTTCAACGCGATCCACACCGACATCGAAGCCCTGACCAGCCAGATCAAGATCCTGCAGCGGCAGGACGAGGTCGAGCGGTCGATTGCCGATCCCGGTCAGCGCAAGAGCGATCCGAACCCCATCGCCGAGAGCCGTGGCGAGTCGCAGTTGTCGCGCGGCAATCGCGATCAGCAGGACGCGATCCGCGGCTGGTTCCTGGCCGGTGCGCCGAGCCACGGTGCCGTCCCCGCGCAGTATCGGGATGCGGCGCGGCGTGTCGGGCTGAACCTCGACAACAAGAGCATGACCTTCCGCCTGGGTGGGAATGCCCTCCAGGGTCGTCACCGTGACGACATCCTGCGCTGGGAGCAGTCGCACGCCGAGGAAATCCGCGCCAACGCCGGTCCGCAGAACTCGACCAGCTCGGGCGGCTATTCGATTCAGGATGCCGCGATGCGCGAGGTCGAAGTCGCGCTCCTGTCCTTCGGCGCGATGCGTCGGGCCGGCTGCACGATCATCCGCACGGATACCGGCGGACCCCTGCCGATTCCGACCGTGAACGACTCGACCAACGTCGGCCACCTCGTCACGGAAGGCACGACCATCGTCACCACGGACGTGACGTTCGC